TATTTTATTTATTTCATAAAGTTTTACTAAATAAATTAATTAACATACAGTTTTAAAATATTAATCGATTAAAATAACTTAAAATGATTAGTTAATTATATAATATAATGTCATTTCAAAATAAATTACCCGAGGGTGTTACGCCTAAATATCTTCACGATGGAACAGAAAATCCTAAATATGTCGACTTACTGGAAGAAGATAAACCCATTGCAGGACAAAAATTTGTATGTCTTTCATTTGTTTCTCCGGAACATATTTTAAAACAAAAGGATCAATTTTTGTTTGAGGAATTCATTAAGCAGTGGGATTTCAAGAAATCAATGGAAAAATTTACACAATTTCTAAATTTTGTTTCTTTTAAGTATTCCGTACCTTTTGATAAGTTGACTGCCGACTTGCAAGATTTTACGAAAGAAGAAGGTGCTTCTCTCAGTTTGGCGTCTACTATTAGCGATGACTACAAAACATTTATTGATAATAACGAAGATGCACTAGATGAAAAATTTGGGGAAAAACATCAGTTTCAAACATCGGTTCGCGGCATTAAAGTACGCGGAGTTTTTGCCACTCAAGGAGAAGCCGAACTTCGTTGTAAACTTTTGCGTGAAGTTGACCCAAATCATGATATATATGTTGGACAAGTTGGTATGTGGGTTCCATTTCATCCTGAGGCATATAAGACCGGTCGCGTAGAGTATATGGAAGAAACGCTCAATCAGCTTATGTCTGATAAAAAGAAGAATGAAGATACTGCAAAACAAGATTTCGAGAAACGTGTTCGTGAAGCTAAACAGAAAGCAATCGAGGAAAATATGAAAAAAGCAGAAGAGAGTGGTAATAAGCTTACGCAGATGCTTAACGAGAAAGGAGAACTTGTCGGAGTTTCAAATGTTGCCAATTTTGACGGACTTGACGAAGATTCTACAATTGAAGACATTAAAAAGAGTATGTTTGAGGCAGAAAATGTTGTTATGGACAAGAATAGCGATCACGGTCTTTCTAAACTTTCAAAGTTTGAAAATTGAAATCTTTAATTTAATTATAGTAAATGATTAAACATGGCAAAATATTATATGTCTTTATATATATAATATTTTTCGCTTATTTATATGAGTAAAAAAATAAAAATAAATACAATAAATAGTTTGACAAGTATATTTTTTAAAATATTTTATGTCCTATGTATTGTAATACTATGTATTCTTATTTTATATGGAATCTATATTGGAGTAAAAAAATTAACATACCTTTACCGTTTAAAGCGAGACTTTAATACATTAAAAAATATGGGAATAAATGTGAAAAATTATAATTTACTTTATATTGAAGAAAATAAAAAAAAACATATTATGAATAAAATAAAAATTAAAAATAATAAAAATAATAATATTTTTAAAAATAAAAATTCTATAGGATTTATACCTGATAAATATATAATTTTGGATATAGATACAAAAGATGATATAGAAAGTGCCGATTTTTTAATTGATAAAGTACCTAAGGATACAGTATCCGAAAAAACACCAAATGGTTATCATTTTTATTTTGAAAATGATACAGGAAAGCCTATATATACATACGTACAGTTAGTTATAAACAATATAAAATATTCAGTTGACATACTGGGTATTGATTCGTTAGTAACAATGTCTCCTACGTGTATAAATGGAAAAGATTATTATTGGATAAATAGTATATTTACACACAAACCTGCAAAATTATCAGATAATACATGGATTATTGATCTTATAAAAAATAATAAACCATTTAATCGTAAATTTGATGGTGTTAATCTGTCACTAAATATTAAAAATGCTTTTATAATGGTTGATGATATAAATATTGAAAGTCAGTTTCGATTTTTATTTGGAAATACAAAAGAATATTCTAGAAAAATTAAATTTTTAAATGGTGTTATTTATGTATATGACAATAACTATTATTTTTTGACAAGATCTTGTTTCAGTAAATATAAAAATAAAAACTTTTTATTTAATAAGTTGAAAAATATTATTCAAGAATTATCACCTTCTTATATTATTGATTTAAATATAGTATATAGTAATTATTTAAAACCTGAAAGTGTTATTCAACTATCATCTGCATTAATAGACAATGATTACAAAAACTATAAAAGAAATGATATATTCGTTGATTATATTAAATTGGTGAATATAGAAAAAAAAACAAAATACTTAATACAAGATACAATTACTATAAATGACACAAAAAATATACATGTACAAAAACTAATAAATAATATACTTAACCAATCTCATAATTATAATAAAATTTTTATAGGTTCAGAAAGTATCTATTTAACAATGATGCTTTCAAATTATTTTAATATACCATGCTTGTGTCTAGGTATAGTATCAAATAATAGTCACATAGAAGTAACGCAAAAAATTGTGAATACATTTTTCTCTTTATTTTGATGTATAATGTGTAATTTGGAATTTATGATAATTCATAAGACTATTATCATGAATTTTTTTATTAATTTTACAGTTAACAATGCATATTTACCATTTATTTTTTTTTACTTGAATCTTGGGTCCCTGTCCTTTGCGTTTTATATTCGCAGGATCATACTGCTCTTCATCGTCGTCAGAATGTATATCTTTTGACATCTCCCAGAATTCTTTTGCACCTAATTTAAACGGTCCGTGTGTCTGTGCTTTATACCAGAAAATCTGGTCATGTAATTTATTAGACTTCGCATTATTATTTATTACAAGACATTCGTAATTTTCTGTACACTGATCCATAACTTGACAAAAACTCTCAAATGTTGGAAACATGCCTGCATAATTTTCATATATCCTTTTACGATTACCTATATACGGTTCTCTCAAAATAAATACATAGTCTATATTTGTACGCAAATTTGGTGGAATACCTAAAGGATACTGCATAGTTATTACTAACATGATTTTCCAGTGACGACCGTTCATGAAAAGTAAACGCATCATTACGTCTTTTGTCCATTTATTATCAAATAAACAATCGTCCAAAACTACAAAAGTACGCGGATCAATTGTACTTCGTTTATATGTTTCAATCTCTTTTTTCATTTGCTTTAATACGGCTTTTTGCCTTTTTAAAATATTTTCAATGATTGCAGTATTATATGCATCGTGAATAAATAATTTTGGTACATGTTCACCAAAAAAACCATTTCCTGCTTCTGTTCCTGATATTACTGTCCCGATTGGAATATCCTGATGGTAATACATTAAATCTTTAACTAAAAAACTTTTGCCTGTATCACGGCGACCTATTAGAACAATAACGGGACCCTTGTTTTCATCGGGTCTAAAACTAATTGATCTCATGTCAAATTTTGCTAACTCAAGTCCAACACTCATTTATTGTTATACTCTGATCTAAATATACTATATATAAAAAAAATATAATTAATATAAACGCATATTGTTAGGTTATATTTGGATCTGTATTTGGATTTGTATTTGGATTTGTATTTGGATTTGTATTTGGATCTGTATTTATATTTTATATTTTATTAGTTTAAAAATTAATAAAAATATGTATTTAATTAATTAAGTAATCGACGATGGATATTGTAAATGATGCACGCGAACCCGAGTTTGGTAAAAGTTCCTTTTCTCTGTATTATAGGAAGTTGAATAATTCCGATCTATTTGCTTCTTTAGAAAATTCAGAACTTGAAATAAATAATAGTAAAAATTACATGCCAATTTATGAGACATATTTTAACTTAAATGAAACAAATTATAACTCTATAAATCTTAATCATAGATTTTATGTATCCGGATTATCAGGTATTATTGATAAAAATAATATCCAAGCTGCCGTAGTAGACACTTTCAAAAGTACACCAGAATCTCTTATATGTGTACATAAACCTATTTTTATCAAGTTTTCTCCTCTTATAGATCCTGTAAAATATATGTCAGGAAAGTATGATAGTAGTAATAAAAATATTGATATTTTAAAAATTCCGACATTATCTAAATTTGATCAACAAGGGTTGCCAAAAGCAAACGATAAAAATAATGCTGCATATGTCGATAGTTTTTTCTCTTATCTATCTAGCCAAGTTTTGCATCATCATGACTTTATTCATGGACTTGATTTTTATGGTTCTTTTAACGCAAATAAAAATAATTTTTACTGTAATGTGATCGACGATATTGAATATCTGGATGGCTCTTCTTTTTTTAATAAAAATAAAGGCATACTATTTGAAGTAGAAGATATAGATAAATATAGTTTCGAATCAGGTAGCCAAAATAATAATGACACACGTAATCGAAAAAGTAAAATCAAAATCGATGAAAAGTGCGAGGATAATGAACCAGTATATATTATTCATGACAATTTTGATAATTTAAACGACGAATTGAATCTAGTATTTAATAATGTTTCTGCACCATCTGTAGAAAATAGTGCAAATAATATGCTGGAATCACTATGCGAAGTTAATATTGTTTTAAATACAAATAATAATAATTCATCTAGTATTTCTAATGATCCTAATACTGCAGTGTTAAATGCAATAGATGGGAGTGTACGCATAAATAAAGACAATGAAAATAGTAGCGATGAGACAGAATCATGTTCTTCGCGTTCATCTTATACTGATAATGAGGATGGTAGCGGCTGCGAAGAGAGTGAGAATGATATATCTAATGAAGTGGATAAATGCGAGAAACGAGAGAAACGGGAGAAATCAAGAAATAAAAATAATAAATTAAAATCAGATCTGTTTGATGGAAAATTAGATGAATGCGACAAACTAGATAATGAGTCAAATAGTGATAATAACGGTAGCTGTTCCGATAATGATGATAGTAATAGTAATGATAATTTAAATTCCGATGAAGATAGTGATAGCGAAGATTATGACGATGATGACATGTTATGGGCAACTATAAAAAACTTCCCTGTTACTGCGATCATGTTAGAGAAATGTGAAAATACTCTTGATTCACTGATGATGCAAGAAGAGGAAATGTCGGATGGAGAATGGAAATCTGCTCTTATGCAAGTTATTATGACTTTAATTACATATCAAAAAATGTTTGGATTTACTCATAATGATTTACACACAAATAATATTATGTACATCTACACTGAAAAACAGTATATTTATTATCATTATAATAAAAAATATTATCGCGTTCCAACTTATAATCGCATTTTTAAAATTATTGACTTTGGGCGTTCTATTTATAAGTACAAGTCAAAAGTAATATGCAGCGATAGTTTTAGTAGTACAGGTGATGCTGCTACACAATACAACTGTGAACCATACTTTAATGAAAACAAGCCAAGATTAGAACCAAATTTCAGTTTTGATTTGTGTCGACTTGGTTGCTCTATTTTTGATTATTTTATTGATAATATAAATGATGTTTCAAAAATATGTAAAAAAGAACCACTAGCAAAGTTAATTGTTGAGTGGGTGACGGATGATCAAAATAGGAACATTCTTTATAAAACAAATGGTGAAGAGCGTTATCCAGATTTCAAACTTTATAAAATGATTGCTAGGAATGTACATAATCATACACCACATGCACAACTTTCAAAACCTATATTTGCCGATTATGAGTTTCCTAAGAAAAAGGTTAAAACAACACATCGAATATTAAATATTGATAAAATGCCGTCATATTTAGATTAAAGTAAAAATTATTTAGTAATTCATTGCATTTTTTGTAGTGTATTATATATTTTTAAAAAAAAATATTTAGTAAATATATAATGTCATATCCTCAATATAATTCTGTTGCTGTATGTTCAGAAGATGGAAGTATTCAACTAGCGGCAATATCAGATAATGATCTTTATAAATCAACTAATTCAGGAACTAATTGGACTCAGATAAGCAATAGTAATCTTACTACTGATCTTGATTATAGGTCTGTTGCAATGTCATCAGATGGAAGTATTCAATTAGCAGGAACAAACGGTAATGGTGTTTATATATCAACTTATTCAGGAACTAGTTGGACTCAGATAAGCGATGGTAATCTCTCTACAGATAATATTTATACCTCTGTTGCAATGTCATCAGATGGAAATACCCAATTAGCGGGAACTTTAGGAGATGGTGTTTATTTATCAACTAATTCAGGAGCTACTTGGAGTCAGGTAAGCAATACTAATCTCCCCACAGATAATAATTATACATCCGTTGCAATGTCATCAGATGGACAGTATCAATTAGCGTGTGTTTTTGATCCAAGCGCTAGCATAAAAGGTAAAGTTTATAAGTCTATAGATTATGGAAATACTTGGCAGATTATTCCATCTTTATCTGCCCCCGGTAATAATTGGTATACCTGTGTATATATGTCAGCTAACGGTACTATACAAGTAGCAGTCCCAGAAGTAGATGGTATATTTATATCTTCAGATACAGGTGTTAATTGGGCTCAAATATCTTCTGGTGTGGAACCATTGATGAATAATAATTTTACATCAGGGTGTTGTTCGAGTAATGGACAGTATCATTATCTAGCTGGAAATAATATACCAATTATTATGTCTTCAAATTATGGAAGTACCTGGACGGCTACGGGGGCACCATCTTACAATTGGAAATCTGTATCAACATCATCAAATGGAAATGTTGTATTAGCAGGATCAACTGTGAATGGCGCTTATTTGTCAACTAATTCGGGAAGTACTTGGAGTCTTACAAACCCGCTTACTATCCCTACAAACACCACTTCTCCTTCTATTGCAGGAAGCACAATAGTTGGTAATGCTATTATAGCGATAAATGGAGATTGGAATGGGTTTCCATCAATAACATATAACTATCAGTGGTACCGAAGTGGTAGTTCAATAAGCGGAGCAACATCTATTACATATATAACACAACAAGAAGATATCGGATTAGCAATTACATGTGACGTAACAGCAACTAATTCACTAGGTAGTAGTACAATAGACAGTAGTAATTCAATTATTGTTGTAGCAAGTCCTCCTCTGCCTCCTCAGCCTACGCCTCCAACACCTTCTAGATTTACAAATCTTTCAAATGTTGTCTCTATAACTGTTGATAGCAATGTAGAGTATATGTATGCACTTTATGTTGATTTAATAACCTATATGTTCAATATTGCAAAAATTAATGCTAATAATGGTACAATTATAAACAGGCAGTTTGTAATATTAGATAGTGTTGATGAAGGTCTGGGACAAATATTAGTAGTTAATAATGATTTATACGTATCAAAATCTAATAAATATATATATAAAATCACAAATATAAATACTACTCCTAGTAGTCCATCTATATGGTTTACATCAAATATCACTAATGGTGATGGTCATGAAGCTAGGTTTATAGGATTAGCAACGGATGGAACATATATTTATACAACGGATAAATATAATAACTGTATAATGCAAGTGCCTATAGAAAGTAATAATACATCTAGTAATATTGCGTGGGCGACTTTAACATATACTCCAGTAATTATGACAATAAATAATGGTTATATGTATGTAACTTGTTACGATTACGATATTAATACTTCTTATATTTCAAAAATAAATATGTCAAGTCCTAGTACTCCTAACGATGCATGGGTAACTATTGATACCTTACCTGATATAGGCGGTCTTGCTATTTATGGTTCATATATGTATGTTGCTTTAAACTATTCTATAAATATTGATCTTCAATTAGCCTATATAGGCTTAATATATTTATCAAACAATGGAGAAGGAATAATACAAAATCTAAATTGGGTAACAATACCAAATGAATTTTTATCTTCTAATATAATTCGTGGGATATTTGACGTAATAATTACTCAAAAAAATCAAAATGTAAATTTATATACCTGTGATGATATAATTCAAATACCATTATATGGTTCTCCTGTTCCTCCAATTTCTAATATATGTTTCCCAGCCGGTACACCTGTTAATACTGACCAAGGAATAATTCCAATTGAAAAAATAAATCCCAACATACATACAATCAATAAAAAACCAATAGTTGATATTATAAGAACTATATACAATGATAAATATTTAATAGGTTTTAAGAAAAATGCTATATCTATAAACTGTCCATCACAGTTTACAGTAATGACCAAAAATCATAAAATAATTTGGCAAGGTAGAAAATTAGAGGCTGAATCATTTTTATACAGATATGAAAATGTAGTTAAAGTAAAATATAGTGGTCAAATTCTATATAATGTATTAATGGAAGAACATTCTGAAATGGTAATAAATAATATGGTATGTGAAACATTAGATCCTAATAATACAGTTGCAAAGTTATATAAACGTACGTCAAAATATACAGCAAACGATCGTTATAAAATTTCAAAGTTTATAGCAGAAAGTGTAAATAATACTAAATTTGATAAAAACAAAACATATAAAAATATAATTAAAAAATTATAATTAATATTAGATAATAGATAATAATATAAAAATAAATTATTTATATATCATATAAAGAATAATATGGATTTTAGTTCCGAAGGTGCTCCCGAAAATAAAAACTTTATTAAAAAGGTTGAAAAAACTGCGAAAAAAGTGCTCCCAATTGCTCAAAAAGTTCTTCCTGTTGCTGCCAGTTTTGTTCCCGCACTTGCTCCCGCCGCCACAATCGTTACTGCTATACCCGCGCGTAGGTAAGTAAATAAAATATAATTTAAATAATTTATTACATACTTCTGTAATAAATTATTAAAAATAATACACTATAATGCTAATTTAGCAAAGCCATTATTAATATGTCCTGAAATATCAACGCGAGCAGACTTATCTAAAAATGTATGTAAGGCACTATTATCCGTTCTTCTTCTTTCTAATTCAAAAAATAATTGAAACATCTTTAGCAATATTTCTGTTTTTCGAACAGGATTAGACTTATATACAAAACAACAAGCCTCAAATGCAACTGCGATATAATTTGTCTCTGTATGATGTTTACTGTTTATTAGTTCATCT